GAGACGATGCGACCCGCCGCGTTCTTCATGAGGTCATCCTTCGTCAGCCTACCCGACGTGCGCTTTGCGTTGCCGTGGAACACCTCAGCACGCGAACCGACCGTCTTAAACTTTGCCATGTTGAATTGTGTTTAGTTGTGTTGTGTTTAGACGATGCCCGAGCCACCGCCGCCGTCGCGCATGCGCTTGCCACCGGGGCCACCGAGCAGACCGCCCATGTTCGTCGGGCGGGAGCCGTGGCGGCCGTGCATGCGGGCCATGCGCATCGCCTTGCCCATGCCCGTAGAACCGCTGATAAAGCCGTGGCCGCCGCGGCCCACCATGCGGTGCAGGTCCGTCTTGGTCATGCCCGTCTCCGGGCTCGACGCCTCGACATCCGCGCTGTTGAGGATCGTCTTGCGGATCGCGGACTGGCCGCGCACCGTCTCGAAAAAGCCGGTATTGATGGCGATGAGCGTGATCGTGTAGCTCGTGAGGTAGTCAAAGAAGCCGTAGGGATTGCTCGTGTTGACGTTAGCCTGGAAGGAGTAGTTACCCAGGCAGCCAGGCGCGAGACCCGGGCTGAGCGTGATATCAATACCCATACGCAGGATGAGGGGACCACCGCTGAGCTGCGTAACGCCCGTCTGCTTGAACTTGAGCGTGCCAGCGCCCGGCGTGCTGACAAGCGCAAGACTGGGGTATGCCGCCTGCGTGTAGCCGCGCCACTGGTGCCAGTCCATCTCCATACCGGCAGCGATCGCGCTCTCATACAGACTGAACTGCTGGAAGCTGCTGCACAGGTTGCTAAAGTTATCAAACGTGATCTGGCACGAGCTAATCGGGATGTACGTGTCGAGCTGAGTCGGGCCGCGGGTGCCCGGCTTGACGTACAGCATGACCATGTCCGGGATCGACGTAAGGGAGATCGTATTCGTGGGCACCGTCTGCGTGCCAACGAGAGAAACACCCGTGCGGGACAGGGCGTAACGGGGAAACTCGACATACGGCACCGAAGACACGAGGGGGAGCGTAACGTCCGGGCCCGGGGTCAGGAAGTTGACATACATGGTCGGGGTCGTCCAGGGGCCGTACTGGCTGATGGAAGGAGCGCCATACGCAAGGTTGCTGAGCGTGGTGCGAACGCCAGACGAGCGCAGCGGGTTTCCGAGGTACGTGTTCACCTTCGTCAGATCGTCCGTCCAGTAAGGCGCCGTACGCAGGCGCGAGTCGGAGATACCAACGCCCGAATTCTGGGCCGCAAACGTCGAGCTGATCGCGGCAAAATTGAGAACAAACTGCATATTGGTCATGCCGTAAAGACCAACCACCTGAAACTCAGCGCTGTCGGCCCAGACAAGCGGGGAGATCACGAGGGGCTCAACAACGGACACCTGGCCAAACACAGGCATGGGGCCAAGAGACACCTGCCAGCCAGCGCTCAGACACAGACCAGTCGGCGCGGTGGTCTGGATATTGGCACCACCGGGGGTCGTGACAAGGTACACGGAGCCAATCTGGCCCAGTGCACCACTAGTGATCGAGGTGACAACACCAAGTGTCGTCGGCGGCGTGCCACCAGCAGCCCCAGAAATTGCAGGGTTAATAGAATACAGACGAGCACCCACCATGCACATAGGAGGAACGTTCTGAAGAAGGGTGAGCTGATTACTCGCGCCGACATACTGGAACCCACCAGCAAGAAAACCACCCTGATTCAGGGTGCTTGCCGGTGAGATATAAGTTGCACCCGATTGGACGAGGTCTCCACCCGGAAATCCACACGTCCACACAGGGCGGTTGTTCACAAACGGAACAATCGTCAGACCCGGCTGGACGTTCGAAATTCCCGTCGTGTTCGTCTTTGCGACGTACCAACCAACACCAGCATACGAAGATGCAATGTTATTACTGACAGAAGCACCCTCAAGATTGAAAGAAAACGCCTGACCCTCGAGATTAAACGGATACACACCCGAAGCACCATTACCCGTCGCCGTTCCAGCCACAGAGGAAAGAGGGCGGGTAAATCCAGCGTCCGCATACCACGTCGTAGGGAATGCACCGTTGGGAGTCTCACCGTTAGAATTATTCGTAATGCTGTACGAAGAAAAGTTACCCGACTCGTTCTGGCAGTCGTCGCGACCCCATGCATACGTGTCAAGCTTACACGGTGTCGTGCGCTGACGGTTATTATCGCGCAGGGACGTGAGCATGAGCTGCTCCTTGAGGGTATCACCGTTCGTCGTGACGGTGCAGTCATTCATTGTCGCTGTCATGTTGGCAAGGCAAGACTGAACCGGGAATGCACACCATGACAGGTCCTTGGGGCCAACGGCCGTGGCATAGCCGCGCTGCTCGTAAAACTCAGAATCCGTCAGATTCATGAAGCCAACATCCTGCGTCGGGCTCTGGTCAATTGACATGGACGGGTCCGGGACATCGTAGTTAAGCGGGTATGAATAGGCAAACGGGGCAGGCTGGACGCCCGCAGTACCCGCGTTGCCACCAGCTGCAAGCGCGGTCATGTTTGTAGCAAAAAAATCCTGGGCGTAGTTAACGAGGTAGAGGGAGTTGATACCAACGACACCCAAGCTCGCCACGATCATCGTCCCGGGGAAGATGGTCGGCAGGCCAGTCACCGCGGCACTGGTGTACACGGAAGAGACAACCAGGGAACCAGTAGCGGTTCCAGTGATGACCTGGCTTCCAAGACCAAGAACCGCCGGCTGTACGAGTGACTGAATGGCGGTTCCAGGAGCCGCAAGGGCACCACCAGCAGCAGCCGTACCGGAAACTACTGAGTAGATCTTGGTTCCGATCGGATACCCTGCACCGTTTGGCGTGGTAAGCAAGTTTCCAACAATCGTACAGGTGGAAAGACCAAAATTGGCAGGAGGGGGACCAAAAAGACTAGTGGAAGCCGAACGGGGACCCGAATAGTAAAGCTGGGCGGAGAATGTCAGGGCCGTCGAAAGCTGGATCTTGCGATCGACAAACACGTTGAGGGACGGCACCAGAACCTGGAACGTCATCTGGCTGGCGTTTGCGGCAATGGCACTGAACGGCGCAACGCTCACAGAGAGCGCGCCCTTCGTGACGGCATACGCCGGCTCCTCCTGAATAAGGCGAGCATCGTACACGGCGACCTTCGAGATGGTGCTCATTTTACACTTGTCTCAAATCTGATGACACGTCAGAGGCAGGGGTACACTTGTTCCTTCGTGGCGTGACGGGTGTGCAAAAGAGGAAAAGCGACCTTTTGACTGTTTGAACTTTACATGCCCCGGAGTCTGAACTGAAGGCGCATATTCACCGAACCACCATCCGAAATGCTCACAGAGCGGTACGTCTGAGACTGCTTCATGCGCATAACCAACCGCCAACTGACTGTCACGAAAAGAGGAGCAGAGTCCATACCGACAAACACCGGAGTTTGGGGCTCATAGATGATCTCGTTACGGTACTGCTGTCCGGGGTGGCCGTTACCAAATGGCTGCACCGAAAACTCACACAGGATTCGCTCCATTGCCCCGTTTGGCTGCTGCAGCGCAACCGGGCCCGTGTCAGATACGATATTCGGCGGCGCCGTCTGGTCCTTGATTAGAGGAATGTCGTTTGTCAGAAACACGAACGTATCCACCGGATTCCACATGCCACCAACAGATGAGTAATCCTGGGTGAACGTGTACAGATAGGGCTGGTTGCCCTTGACGCGCTCATACGGCTGGTAAGCAGACGACGATGGCGTGCTTGGCGTAAAGACCGGAAGCGGGAGAGGCACCGAAAGACCAGCAGCATTTACCTGTGGAAGGTACCGCACATACGATGTGATGCGACCGTTGAAGTTTGGATCGTCGTAAAACAACCGCTGGCATGGCCAATTACCAAACAATTGGTGGAAGTAGTCGTCGCATTCCACAACCATGCGCTCGTCAAACACCACACCCGGATGGCGGTATGTCGTATAGGCCGGCGTTGTCACATACGCGGTACCAGTCAAGCCCCATGAATCGCGGGCCTGGTCGTTAAGGGAGCAGTTGTACGCCTGCTGCTGCGTTGACTGTGCGGTGTTAGGGCTTCCTGCTGCCGTAAGAAACCCATCGTCTGCGTTCGTAGACTCGGTGCCGCCAAACCCGTAAGAATCCAGGTTGAGGGTGAAGAGTTGCGAAGAGGAGTTGTACGTGATAAACGGAGCAGCTGTTCCAACTGTAGGCACGCTAAACTGACGACCTTGAGCCCCCGTTCGAGCATTGGTATTCACGAACAACCAGTTGCTCGCACCTGTAGTGGGCGCGACACCGGTTGATGGAGACGAACCGACATACACAAACGTACACGAGGAACCAGCCTGACTACCTGGAAACACAGCAGCGAAATCCTGGTATGTAATTACATCACCGAGTCTGTACTGCTGGGTCGGGTTGTACGACTGGAGAATAGACGGACCACAGTCCTGCCAGAATGATTGCAAAGAAGCAACATTTGGTGGCTCTGATGTGGGAATGACACCAACCTCTAAAGTCTGTCCGATCCACATGAACGCACGGCCGTTGTAACTGATACCCTGCGACGGACCAACACTCACACTCGGCGAAAAGGGAACCGATTTACAGTTGGCCGCGCAGATAGCTTGAAGCTGGCGAGTCAAGCACTGATTCTCAAAGGGAGTGCCTGCAACGGACACCGTTCCGGTCACGGGGACGGCCGGAGGGGGCAGCGCTGGAAACGCAGGTCCGCTGACCTTTGAAAGTCCCAAAAGATTGGAAAACGGCGACCAAGATGTCACCTCAAACACACCCGTGACCACAGCCGGGGATGAGATTGATAGATTCACGTTCTGCCCAGCAGAAAAATTATACCCAGCAACATTTGTCAGTTGAAGCACGAGGGAGTTGGTATCAGGAGCAAACCCGCTCACGATCGTATACAGCGTATTGACACTCGCGTCGTTCTCGTCGTAGATACACCGCTGAAACGTAGGATTCACACACTGGTTAAGGAAGTGCTCGTACGAGTAGCAATCAAAGTACGTCCGCGTTGTACCGTTAAAAATATCAGACACGCTTGGTGTATATCCCTGCGTCACGTTAAACGCATCCTCTGGCACCCATCGGACAGTCTTGTAGGATGCAAGCTGGGTCGTTGCGCGGAACCCCATCTGAAAGGCACGCGGGCATGTGAAGGTGGCACCCGGGCCAATACTTGCGATCGAGTTCGGGGCAAACCCAAGCAGCTTACACGCCTGGAGAATACCCGCCCTTGACGTGTACGTGTTCGATGCGTAGTTTAGCGTTGTTGCAGCCGTCGGCAGAGAAAAGTCGAGACATGCAGTCTCTGTCGCACTGCTGTTCGTGATCTGGATAAACTGGGACATTGTAACCAAGCCCACATTTGCTACGCTTGCAAACAGCTTCAACCCAGCTCCTAAGAATAAACCGTTGAGACGGTCGACGAGGCTGTTAAGACCGATTGTGACTGTCCCGGTCGCGGATACACCAAGAAATGAAGTAAACGCGCTTCCACTGAGTTTGGTGAGAGTCAAACTGCTCAAAACGGGACTTACCACGTTAATTGCCACTATCTGAAACACACCCGTTAGCGGGAGGTCCCCCGCGGGGATTCCAGCCGTGATGTTCACGCTCACAGTCTGACCCACACTAAAGGAATACCCCCCAGCAATTGTTGTAACGCCCAGGACAAGAGTTGACGTGGTTGGAGTACCAGCAGTTGCAACTGCCAAAGTCGGCGTTGAGCCGGATGCGATGGTGGTGGTGTGCCCAATCAGACAGTCCGCTGAAGTTCCGACCGTTGCGCAATTCATGACACCCCGAACCGGCAAGTCACTCGCATCAAGAGTATAGCTGGGTGGGCTGGTGAGCACCGTGTAGAATGGAATCAAGCCCTGGTACGGCCATGACGCGACAAGATTCGTCACATTCGGTAGAAAGCCATTCACAGTACTCTCAAAGACCGGACCTGTCCATGTCATGTTCAATCCGGGTTGTGCGGTCACCTCCCATTTCAGGTCCCCGTTCTCCGTGATTGGGCCAGTTCCAGACGGAACCGGGCAGAACAAGGGGATGTTGTTAGTGGTCACGGACGCTCGAACAACCGCAACCTTATACAGCTCAGTTTCCGGGAGCAAGGCGGTCGTACGAGTCTCCTTGAAATTCGCAAACCGGCCATGGTACCCAAGACTGTCGTCGACGCCCAGGTCGCTGCTAACGGAAATTGCGATATTAGCGTCGTAATGCACAATCGCGTTCTGACTGTCCACTTCCTGCTGGGTAGATTTGGTACCACTCTCGGTCCGGCCGCGCTTATTTTGCATCCCATACATGATGACCGACTATAATAAGGTAAGAAGTGACTCCTACCGCATTATGCACCGACCGCTTAGAGGCACTCAAGGGTCGCTTTCGATTTTCGAGGTGACCTATATAGAGCGCCCGGGTAGTTCGCTCTTCCTTTAAGTCACCTCGAAAGCTGAAAGCTCCTGGACTCAGACTTGGACTCTAACCCCCCTACTCCCGATACCGCCACCCCGCCACAGATTGCCGAGAAAGCACTAGGCGACGACGACATCAAGAGAATTGTGGGCTCAGTGCCGGTTCTCCGTTACCCAGCTCTAGCGTCCATGAGCAGCCCAGATGACTTGTTCAAGGGACATAAGGCCGCAGTCCTCTTGTTCTTGACTGAATCAAAGGACTCGGGGCATTGGATTTGTGTATTGGACCACCCTAAGAACTACGAGGTCTTTGATAGCTTTGGTACCGCTATCGACGGCGATCGCGCCTGGCTGTCCAAGGAGGAACAGCTTGAGTTCCACGAGACAGCTCCGCTCTTATCTACCTTGCTAAAAGGCGGAAACAAGCCGATCACACACAACACGTCCAAGCTTCAAGGCGACAGTGCAGACACATGTGGTCGTTGGGTATGCCTCCGCATTCTGTATTCCGATATGCCATTAAAGCAGTTTGTCGCTATGATGCGCGCAGACGGACACCCCGACACGAAAGCCACCAAAATGATCTACGACCAATACCATATCTGATACCGGTATCGAAGCGGGGTTGGACTTATCAGACAGAGGGGCAGTGCGCGGCCGAGCAAGGCGTTTCGCTCATTTCTTGAAAGTAGACTTTCGTGAGCTTTAACTTGGTGGGTTTGGAGGTATCACCGATATAGCCACTATGGATATGACCGATGCCTCGAGTGTGGGCGGCGGTACGACATCATCGCACCGGTCAAAAAAGTCGAACACGTCAGCACTTGCGCGTGCCTTTACGTTTCACCTGGAGACGCGTAACGTGAATTACGACCCGCCTGCGCTTACGAAAGATCTCGAGGAACTTCTCACCTTTGGCTGTGGGCAGCTCGAGCTTAGCGGTAAGCCAGGTGCCGGTACCGGTGAGCCTGCGTTGGGCGACGACGGCCAGGAGGACGACGAGGTGCTTGCGCGGCCCGTGTTGTTTCGTGGATACGTGGAGTTCACGCAACAGATTACGTGGCGCCGCGTGCGCGAGTGGCTTGCTAACGGAGAGGGCGAGAACCTCGAGTTCCAACCCGCTTTTTTGAAAGACCGCGAACTGAACATCCGGGTGCGAACCAATCCGGAGACTCGGTTCCGCTCCAAGATCGATCTGATTGCGCGTGCGCCGTGGCATCTAGGCAAGGATGAGCGTATCGCGGCGGGAGCGCGCACCGATATGGAGGAGATTCGCGAGCTGCTGCGTGAGCACGGACCCGAGGAGGGTGTGCGGCAAGTGGCTGAGAAATTCCCGGGGCAGTTTGTTCGGTACGCGAATGGAATCACCCAATTGGCACAAGCCGTTGTGCCCAAGGTGCGCGAGGATGCCGACTTCAAGTTCAGGCCATGGCAGGCCGCGCTTGTGAATATCTGCAAGGGCAAGCCGCATCCGCGCCACATTTACTGGGTTGAAGATCCGCGTGGCGCCGCCGGTAAGAGCCGCCTGACGACTTACTTGTGCCGCGAGATGAACGCCATTGAGCTCGATGGCCGTCAGATGGACGCCGCCTTTTCGTACACCGGCCAAAGTGTCGTGCTCTTTGACCTGGCGCGCGCTGTTGAGACCGCGACCTTGAAGGATTTGTACATCGTGGGCGAGAAGCTGAAGAACGGCCAGATCTATAGCTCCAAGTACCAGTCGCGCATGAAGGTTTTCCACGTGCCGCACGTGATTTACTTCTCTAACTCGCCGCCGCCGATTGGCGTGTGGAGCGCGGACCGCCTGCAGCACATCCTGTTGTCAGAGCCCCTGCCCTTCCACGTGGGCTCGCATGACCTCGAGGAGGGAGCCGAGGCGGTACCGGAGCTTACCGGTGTCGAGCTCTTCAACCAACTGCTTGACCAGGAGAAGGCGGATGTGGCAAAGGCGGCGGGCAAAAAGAGGGCGCGCGAGGAGCTTGCAGAAGAGGATGAATAGGGTTAACAGATTACACACACATGAGCCGTGCCGTCTCCTTGGCCGTGTCTCTGTGCCAGTTCGCTATTCCTCTCGTAATCATCCAGCAACTTGTCAAGCACCATATCCGTTGCCGCTCTAAACCGGTCCCTCACCGCTGCCTCTATTTTCTCCCGTTCCGGTTCCAGCGCAGCCCGCTCTAGAAACCCCGGAGGCGCGCGCTCCGGTGCACGGTCGAGCCTCTCGCCCCTCTCCATCTCATTCATAAACGCATGCGCGTCAACTACATCGTCGGCGGGTCGCAGTGGCGGCGCTGCCCGTGCAGCATTTGCGGCGCGCTCTGCGGCCCGCTCCGCAGCCTCGCGCTCCACCCGTGCCTCGGCGTCGGCGGCGCGGGCTAGCACGTCGCGCTGGATTCCACCATAGTACTCCTCATCCTCCCTATCCCTCACGGCTTGCTGTGCGGCTTGCTGTGCGTTCTGGTCCGCGATCTTCTTAAACCGCTTGCGGTATACGATCTTATTGACTCGCTTGCGCGCATCGTCAATCTGGAGCTTATACGATTTAGGGACCTTCTTCTTTTGCGATTTGGCAGGACTCAGTGCCCCCGCCGCCGCCGGCTGCAGACCGGGTTCAAATATGAAGTCTGGTCGCTTTCCGTCATCTTCCGCAGACATTGCAACAGATTGTCTGATTTCAAACCACACAGTGTTAGTGTAGGATTATGTGTCGCAGTGGTCTGATCTACATCGTTTAAAATGTCGGGTGTCGCCCCTATCGTTGTCGCAAGTTCCGATGCCACTTCCTCTGTCTTGGCATACCGGAGCGTGCTGGCCACGCAACAGGGTGGTGGTGGGGGCGGAGGCGGTGTTACTCAGATTGTTGGCGGTACGGGTGTGACGGTTACCCCCGCGGGTGGTACGGGTGTTGTCACCATTGCCGCGACTGCTAGTGGCGGTGTCACCTCCATTGCCTCTGCAAATGCAAACCTCACGGTTTCACCGGGTGGTGGTACGGGGGCGGTGACGCTCACGGTGCCGACGCAGGCGGTGCCAAATCCGCTTCTTGATGCATCTTTGGGTATTAATACCACCGGCGCGGGCGCTACGGCAATCGGAAGCACGGTCAGCGGGGCCGTGTCCATTACCTCGCCTACGGCTACAGTGAACGCGGCTGGGACAGGTACGACGGACATTGGCAGCACGACAAGCGGGGCTGTTTCCGTTACGTCACCCAGAGTTACAATAAACACCACCGGATCAGGATTTACAACAATTGGCAATACGTCAAAGGGTGTTTCCGTTCTTGGGGACTTTGGTGGCCAAACTGTGAATTCTGTGTATACACTTGTAACTGGGACGGCCCCATCGTCCGCCAATTGGGTAAGCGTCACAACAAACGCAGGAAGCACACCTGCTACATACATTGCTGCGGCGTTTAACGGATTTATTTATAGAATTCCATCTTCAACTGGTGTAAGTATCGCGGCATCCCCGTCCGCGCAAAATTGGTCATTTGTTGCTACAAATTATGGATCAACTTCCAACAATGTTGCTATAGCTGGAGTAACTGGTGGAAAGATTTGGAAAACAGCTAATTTGACTTCTACCAATTTCTCGGAAATTACAACATCACCATCTGCAAATTGGACATTTGCATCCCAGACTGTATCTGGAGGTATTGTTGCTACGTCGAGCAACGCTGGTATTTACGCGTCAAGTGATAGCATTACATTTACACAGTCAAATGCCCCGACAGGTGAAAATTATACATATATATGCGGATCCGGCTTTGGTGCTAATTATCTATATGCATGCACTGCTTCTGGTAAAGTGTATACAAACACCGATTCAGCTTATCTAGTTTGGGTTCAGCTTACTGGGGCACCAGCAGGGCTGTCATTCACAAGCATAGCAGGCGGCGGAAACCCAAACTCATCTTTGGCGAACTTTGTTTTATATGTCACAACCACAACTGGTACTGTTTACGTTGTTACCACACCAACAGCAACTCCAGTTTGGACACTCCTTCCTATCAATGGAAATATCGCTTTTACGTCATTTTTGAGTAACACAACCAGTTTGTATGTGTGTGTTGCGACAACAGGAGGGCTCGTGAGCTACTTAAAACCTGGAGTGTCGGCAACGGTTTTAGCGAACTGGCAGACGTCTGACACAGGGAGCGGGTTGCTATCAGCTGTTGCATTTTACAATGGAGCAACTGGACTTGGTATTATCGTTGGACGGAATACGGGCGCACTGTCATACTCAGTATCTGCTCCGTTTTCATTCGCATCACAGTCGTCGCTTTCATTGGGATCGGTTGGCCCCCTTTCAATTGGAGGAACTTCGACTACAACCGGTGACATTCTCACAACTGGAAATCTCCAGATCAACTACGTCAATCCTGGTGGGCCAACTTTTATCGGAAGAACAAACACTGGTATAGCTACTACTATTGTCGGAGGCCCTGTAAATATAAACAACAACGTAACTGCCGCAACAAATATCGGCACAGGTAATAATCCTTCCGCTACAACTATCGGCAACATAGGCTATGGAACTGTTTCACTCTTATCACCAGCCCTCACCGTTAATACATCTGGAACAGGTACGACGACGATTGGCAGCACGACCGGTGGGGCCGTTACTCTTCGTTCATCGACCAGCATCAGTATCAACTCGACTGGAACGGGCAACACGAACATTGGCAGCGCAGCGGGTGGAACCGTTACGTTTGCGGGTACCGTGGTCGGCCTTCCGGCAACATCGGCACCCCCATATGCCTCATACCAGGCGCCGACTGGCAGCACAGCGCTTTCCGTTGGTGGGGCAACCACGATTCCACTGTCAACCACAACTGTATTTACAGGTGGGTTTTTCTTGAATACAGCGACAAATGCATTTCGGATAAACCAGTCCGGATATCTCCGAATCACACTTCTATTTGGAATTCAGAACCTTGCTTCACAGCCAGGACGATTTGCTGTTCTTCTAGACGACGGTACCCCGATTCCAAATACAACTCAAGGGTATCTTGCCACAAACACGCCAAGCCCGAACATTGAAGGATCGACCTATACTTACTCAAACACACTTCCGTATACATCGGGTACCTATATAACCGCTAAGATTTTTGCACAAGACATCAGCTTGAGCCTGTCAAATTCAATCAACCCAGCGGCGACTCTATTTGTTGAATGTTTGAGTTAAACTTGTGTCGTTGTCGCATGTCAGAAGAACCCAAGAGTTGTTAAGACACATACAACCGTCCGATCCACGTCCGCCTCCATAAGCGCAATCTTGGCGTCAAGAAGCTCACCCTCAATGGCGCGATACCCAGTATCGAATTCCTCATGGTTCCAATCGTACGCACAGTCAAACATGCGAGCACATAGCCACTCGGATTGCAGCTTTAGCGCTTCAAGGTATTGGATCTTTTGGATAAGCAATTGCACATCACCTAAATTGACAGCAGACGTTTGCAGGTAAATCAGGAATGTCGCATCTACCGCCAAAGACTCCTCACTGACAAACACCTGCATTTCCGGCAAGAGCGACAGACTTATCACGTTCTGTGACTGCGTCGGCACACGCGGGCAGAAATCTGTCCTTGAAGAATGAACTCGAGGCTTGCACGATCTTGTCTGCAAAGCGGGGTACGTACGGCACGTGGGTCACAAAGAACTGATGTGCCTGCCATACCACGAACCAAGCCCTTACGCATCGCACACCGGTATAGGAGCCCCGCAGCAATTGTAGACTACCTTGTATCTGGGGCATGTACTGTCGAGGGATGCACAGGTCGTTTTTCGCGGC